GTAAACCGAATGCTGTCTTTAACAAATATCTATTCAGCCATGTATTTGGAGTCCTTGCCAGATATCAAAAACATGTTTGCCCCAACTAAGGAAAATTTGATGTATATTTTCTTGAACTCTTTGAGGAGTGGACAATATGCTGATGCTTGTCAAACGGGCAATAAAGATCTACTTGACGCATTTGCTAACGGCATTAACCCTCCATGGGCAGCATTCCTTGCTCTTGTATTGAAGTTTCCTTTAAAAATATTTAAGTCATTTATGGAGCAATCTGATATTAATATTGCGATCTCTAAAAATATTCAAAGAACTATACAAACCTTGAATGGTATTATCGCCGATGCACAACGCCAAGCAAATGCTGTTAAAGCCCAAGCAGAGGCATTCGCGGCATCTGCCGAGAGGATTGCCAATCTTGAAATAACGGAACAGGATTGCGGATTCGGAATCCACTCACCAGAATCGACACAAAAACCCCCAAATGACTGGTTTGATCCGGTTGATGAGACATTTCTATATGAACCTGAGACGTGGATGATTGGTTTATCATTGATGCCAGCAACAATTTTTGCCCCATGGTTGTGGGGACCACCAATAACACTCCCTCATGGGTTGGCTTATTGGGCTCTTGATGATAGTCGGGTGAATTGGCTTGATGCATATATAGATGACTGGATCAGTCAATTACAAAACAATAAGGATAACTTAGAGGTAGAAGTTCTCACTGAAGAGTGTGACATTGATCATGAACTAGAGTTCGGCACAACCCCCGCCCAACTTAAAAAGTTGTTAAAGACGAACAACAAACAATTAACTGCTGGCTCATCTCCACCGGAGGGAATTACCGCAGCCGACACTGATAATACCAATGATTCTGGAAATCAGTCTGGGGGTTATTAGAAATAAATGAATGAAAGTTCTAATTATTACAGAGGGAATTTTTAATGCCTTATTTATCTCCAAGACTGCCAATTAACAGAAATCTCATCACCGGATATGATTTGATAAGCGATTATGTAACTCTTGTCAAACAGAATTTAAAAAACTTACTTCTTACGGTTCCCGGTGAAAAGATGATGAATCCTGATTTTGGTATTGGTCTTAAAAGATTTCTTTTTGAAAACGACAATCCCGCCATATATGACTCAGTTGCGAGCAGGATTAGAGAACAGATTAACAAATATTTACCTTACCTAGAAATAACGGATATCGTCTTTAATTCAGCTTCTCAGAATTCGTCATCTGAACCTAACACACTCTATGTGCAAGTAGAGTATCGCATTATCCCGTTAGAGTTGAACGATGCTATTATTGTAAATGGGGCGATTAACTAATTATTTTTTAAAAAGAGGAACAGTATGTCAACCAAGAAACAATACCCAGCCATCAAATATACATCTCGCGATTTTAACACTATCAAAAACGACTTGGTAGAATACGCGAAGCGATATTATCCCAACACTTTTAGGGACTTTAGTGAAGCCGGTTTCGGTTCAATGATGATCGATATGGTGGCTTATGTGGGTGACATTTTATCTTTCTACCTCGATTATGAAGTTAACGAATCTTTTTTAGATACGGCTATCGAATATAATAATGTTTTAAGGATCGGTAGGCAATTAGGGTTTCATTTTAAAGGAACTCCAGTCTCATCGGGCTTGGCATCTTTTTTTATAATAATCCCATCTAGGGCTTCAACTAGCGAAGTCGATGAAAGTTATATTCCAATATTAAAAAAGGGAAGCATAATATCGACTGCTGACGGAGTTGCCTTTACTCTGAATGAAGATATTAATTTTGCAGATCCAAAAAATGATAGAGTAGTTGCTACTGTCGATGAGGATAATGGAAATATCACTTCTTATGCGATTAAAGCTGTTGGTCTTGTAGCCTCTGGTCAAGAGTACGAGGAGAAGTTTACCATCGGAGATTTCCAGAAATTTCTTAGCATTTCACTCGGAGGTTCCAATATCAGTGAAATTATCTCAATTGAGGATTCTTTGGGTAATGAATATTATGAGGTGGATTATCTCTCACAAGATGTGGTTTACCGTTCAGTGCAAAATACAGGGGCAAATTCATCTGAAACAACATCGCTTATGCGACCATTCGCAGTTCCTCGTAGATTCACTTCTGAGTTGTTGGGTAGCACCACAGTTATTCAATTCGGCTTTGGCAGTGAAAAGGATGTTACAACAGATCCCCTAATCGATCCTAGCAAGTCTGTTTTGAAAGTTCATGGAAAGGATTATGTGCCTGACGTTTCTTTTGATCCTACCAATTTAATTTCCACAGATAAATTTGGAGTAGCTCCGGCAAACACAACCCTCACAGTAACGTATAGAGCGAATACCATGGGCTATGTGAACGCTTCCGCGAACTCTCTTGTTAATACTGTAGAGCCTCGGTTTGACTTTGCGAATCCTAATTCGCTAAGTACATCTAAAATGTCCAATGTTGTAAACTCTTTAGAAGTGAACAATGAAGAACCAATTGTTGGAGATGTAAGTCTTCCAACACTTGATGAGCTTAAACAAAGGATTAATAACGTCTTTTCTACCCAAAATCGAGCAGTTACTGCTTTAGATTATAAATCCTTATGTTATTCAATGCCACCTCAATATGGCTCAGTCAAAAGAGCCGCCATCTTTAAAGACGAAGGTTCTTTGAAAAGAAATTTGAACATTTATATTCTCTCTGAGAATTCAAATGGAGATTTTTCTAGATCCAATTCTACAATAAAAGAAAATTTAAAACAATGGTTGAATCAATCGAGGATGATAAATGATACAGTTGATATTTTGGATGCTAAAATAATAAACATTGGAATTGAATTTGATGCAGTTTCAACGGTAGAATCAAACCCTTTCGAGGTCTTAAATACTGCCGTGGCGAGCCTATCGGTTTTTTATGATAGGAAGTTCGAAATTGGTGAACCGTTCCATATTGGAGAAATCTTTTCACACTTAAATAAAACACCCGGCATATTAGACACCACCCGCGTCAAGGTTTTTCAAAAAACAGGAACAGGATATGCCAATGAAGTTCTTTTTAATGTTGATGACAATATGTCTGAAGACGACCGATATATAGTGGTTCCCAAAAATGCAGTTTTGGAGATAAAATATCCTCAAAGTGATATCAAGGGAAGTGTGAAATAAAATGGCTATCAAAAGATACACAGCAATTAAGAACAATACACTTACAAATGCTTTTCAATCCAACTTAATAACTCGCGGATCAGGTTCTAACATGGGTCGTTCTGATTCTTTAGAGATTTTTTCGATCTATGCGCAAGCAAATTCTTCGTCTAATGAGCAAGCAAAAACCATTCTTCAATTTCCTGTTGTGTCGTCTGATATTACAACACCGAATAGTTTGTATAAAATTCAAACAGATCGCACTGCGGGAAAGATTCCTGCAAGCGGAAGTGTTGATTTTTATTTAAGAGTCTTTAATGTTGCTCACGACAAAACATTACCACCGGATTTTACTCTAGTCGTTTCGCCGATTTCACAATCATGGGAGGAGGGCTACGGGCTCGATCTGGAGAATTATTCAGATCTGACTTATGGCGGTACGGGTTCTAACTGGGTTAATGCCTCTGCGCACACTCCCTGGGTAGACAAAGATAATGTTCCGGGCGTCACTGCTTCGGGCGGAAGTTTCTTAAGCGCATCGTGGATGGGTGCAGGTACGTCTGTTTATGACGAATTTAATTATAAACAATCTTACACCGAGGGAACCGCAGATGTCGAAATAAAGATCACTGGCTTGGTTGAGAAGTGGTTATCGGGTGATTATTCAAATTATGGCATTGGCTTGATGTTAACTTCCAGTCAGGCTAGCGGAAGTCGTTCTTATTATACTAAGAGGTTTTCTGCCCGAGAAAGCGAATATTTCTTTAAGCGACCAGTCCTTGAAGCTCGCTGGAACAATTCCACACTAGATAATAGAGGAGATTTTTATGTCTCCAGTTCTAATTTGAGCGCAGCAGACAATCTTAACACTCTTTATTTATACAACTATGTTAGAGGTCAGCCCACAAATCTAGCAGATGTTGGCACGGGTGGTATTTTTGTCACCGTCCATACTTCGGCATCTGGGGGAGATCAATTAACAACAACACCACAACAACCAGTAACAGGAGGTCATGTCTCTACTGGTGTTTATAGTGCGTCCTTTGCGCTTTCTACCACTGCAAGTTATGCTTATGATCGGTGGTTTAGTGGGAGTGTTTATTATCACACTGGAACATTTGTGCCAAAATCATTTGCCGCATCTAATATATTTTCTATCCCCAGTTATGTTACAACCATAACCAATTTGGTGTCTGAATATTCCAACAATGATCTTGTGAGGTTACGTTTGTTTACTCGATTAAAAGATTGGAGCCCAACTATTTACTCTGTAGCGTCGAAAGAAATTGAGAACAGTTTCGTTCAAGATGCTTATTGGAAGGTTTATCGAGAAATCGACAGCTATGATGTAGTGGCATATGGGACTGGTAGCGAAAAACACACCAAACTCTCTTATGACACATCAGGAAGCTATTTTGACTTAGATATGCGCTTGTTAGAACCGAAATATTCTTATGGAATTAAATTTCTCTATTATATTAACGGCGCGTATGAAGAACAGCCAGAAGTTTTTAAATTTCGTGTAAAAGAGTAGTGAAGCATGTCTGATATAAAGAATCTTTTCGGAAAAAACAAGAATGCTCAAGTTTTATCTGATTCTTCTTTGCAAAAAGAAGGAACAAAGATAGAATCAGTAGATTACTTAAAAAGCAATTTGGAGCAAAAACGTCGCTTCATTCCTTATATCGACTTCTCTTCGGCTTCCAATTTTGCTCGTTATGGTTCTGCCGAAAAATATTATACTGATTCTATAAATTATATCTCTAATGAATATCCTTATGATGGTTCTTTACGAGAGAAAATCGACTGGAACCTCTCAGGCTCTTATTTTGATAAGCATTTATTTGATAATGAGTATCCTCGTACAAATGGATTTATTTTAATTGGGAAAAATTATGGCTCACCAGTTTCAGACGTTGGTGGTTATGACACTTTTTCTGCCGCATCGAAAGAATATATTTTTGTTAAGGGCTCCCCGCACCCAACTACTGCAAACGGAAGCTTAAGGGATAATTGGAAAGATTATAATCTTTACAACACTTCTAGTTTCGGCAGATATAACCTTGAGATCCAGGGTGATAATGGATTAACTTTAGAATTTTGGCTAAATAAAGATGACTATGACAGCTCCGATGAGTCATCAAAAGAAATTGTTTTTGATTTATGGAACAGTGGAACTTTTGGTAATTCTGATTATGGTCGCTTCCGTGTTGAATTAACAGGTGGTGCTTCAGCTGATGTTCTGGATCCTGTTTTCAATATTGAATTACGATCAGGCTCCGCAGGTTTTTCTTATAGAAACGACATTACTGGTCCCCACAGCACAACAATTTCCCTAAGCTCCAGTATTTCCCTAACTGGCTCTTGGAACCATTATGCCTTATCCTTCCAAAATACTGGAAGTCAAATGTCGGGCAAGTTATATTGCAATGGTCAACTGGCACATTCTTTGGTAACTGGTTCAAACATTGGACAGGTGACAGGTTCAATGATTGCCACAATCGGTTCTCTGGTAACTTCCGTTTCAGGCACATATGGTGCGCTGGGCGCAGCAAAACTGTCAGCTTCTTTAGACGATTTTCGGTATTGGAGAAGGATAAGAACTTCCGAAAAAATTGGTAAATATTGGTTCACTTCTATCAACGGTGGAACCAACAGTGATGTTACGAATGCTGCAACTGCGTCAACAAAATATAGTTATGAGAACCCTCTTGATCTGGGTGTGTACTATAAGTTCAATGAAGGTATTAATAGTACGACTTCATCAGCTCCAAATGACGCAATAATTTTAGATTATTCGGGTAGAACCACCAATGGCGCTTGGACTGGATACACTTATGGTTCGCGCTTTACTGGTTCTGCGATGGTTATTTCCAAAGCAGCAAAGTCTGAATTTAAGGATCCGATTGTTTACCCCAACCAACCCGATGTAGCCAGTTTAAGAATTGATAAAACTGCTGAAGGTTTGGTCTATGACCAGCAAAATAACGCCAGCCTTTATCACTCTTTCCCCGCATGGATAATCGAGGAGGATGAGAGTAATAATTCCGATGGCCTGAAAGATCTTACTCAAATTCTTGGCAGCTATTTTGATACACTGCAACTGCAAATTGAGGCAGTTCCTAAATTAAAAGAATTAAAATATCCTTCTGGGAGTAATAAACCGTACCCGTTTGCCGACAAACTTGTAAACTCTTTAGGTTTTGTAACATCGGAGGTGTTAGAGAACGCAACTGCATTAGAATATTTTGCATCCCGAAACGATGTCAAGAGCTATTCTAAAAAGCTAAATGAAACAAAAAATATAATTTATCAAAACATTTACAACAACCTAAATTATATTTTCAAAACAAAAGGCACCGAGAAATCATTTAGAAATCTCATCAGATGTTATGGTATTGATGAGGAATTGGTTAAGTTAAACTTATATGCCAGTAATATTTCTTATAAGTTTGAAGACAACAAAGATTTTAGGGTTATAAAGAAACGTTATGCTGATTTTAATAAGTCTACAAGATTCAACGCAACCGTTTTTCAACAAACGTCCAGTTTAAATACCAATTCTAGAGAATATATCAGCTCCAGTTCCGAGATGATGTTTCGCGGGAACACATATGAAGCGGAAGTAATTTTTCCTGACAAATTGGATTTCAACAGCCCTTATTATGTTTCAAATGATTTTGTTACAGCATCAATCTTCGGCTGTCACACTTCAGGCACATCAGGCAACTGGGGCTCACCGGATGTTGGAAACTTTCAAGTTCAGTCTGCCCGACCAAATATTCATTCTCCTGATGCGTACTTTCAGTTAACTGGCACGTCAGGCGGACATTTCCCACTGTTAACCAGTAGCGTGTTCAAAGATGTTTATGATGATTCAAAATGGAATTTCGCTGTCAAGATAAAGCCCACTAAGTATCCTCAAGCTGATGGCGTTAGCGGAAGTGCGACTGGCAGTTACGATATTGAATTCAATGGCTACAATTACGTCTTGGATGTTCTTGTAAACTCCTTTCAAGCATCTTCAACAATTTCGTCAGTTGGCGCTAGGCAATTTCTGTCAGCCAATAAAAGATTTTTTGTTGGTGCTCATAGAACCAATTTCACAGGCGGCACATTACAGAAAGCCGATTCAAAAATTTCTTCTACTCGTGTTTGGATGGATTATCTGGACAATAGTGTTATTAAGGCTCATTCACAAGACGTAGAGAATTTTGGTTCTCAATATCCTTATAAAAATGCTTATATATCTCAAATGAGCAAGTCTTTGGGAGACAATGTTGTTAACATCCCACAGATGGAAACACTGGCGCTTTATTGGGATTTTGAAACGATTACAACCTCCAATGCATCGGGACAATTTGTTGTTCCCGATGTTTCTTCGGGCTCTGTGTCCTTGGCAAATCGCTGGGGATGGTTAGGACCAATCGCCAAATATCAACACACTGGCTTGGGCTACGACTTTGAAGCATCGGACACTGGTTCCATTGACCGCAGATATGTTCAGTCAGCGAAACAGCAACTACCTGAAGTTGGGAATAGCTCTGATATGGTTTCGATCATTGATGACACAACTAATCAGATTTTTGCAAGAGACTCGCGCCCCATAGATTACTATTTTGCATTTGAAAAGAGCATGTATGGAATTGTTTCAGAGCAAATTATTAATTATTTTGGAACAATTGTTGCTTTCAATAACTTGATCGGTGCGCCAGTTAATCGTTATCGTCAAGATTATAAAGATTTAGAAAAATTAAGATCCCTTTACTTCGAAAGAGTGCAAAACACTCCTGACTTTGAGAAGTTTATGGAATACTATAAGTGGATTGATTCTTCGATAGGGTTAATGCTCCAACAGTTAATTCCAGCATCAGCCAATTTTACTGAAGATCTACGCAATATGGTTGAAAGCCATGTCCTAGAACGAAATAAATATTGGAATAAATTTCCAACACTTGAGATGAAAGCAAGTGATCCGGAAGCTGGTCTTCGCGGCATCAATGAAATGCTTTATTCTGGGAAACGAGGCTTAGCCCCAATCCCCACCACCGCAACAGATTCAAACTGTGAGTGGTGGTTGGATCGTACAGAACGAAATAATCCTAATATCACTTCGGGCGTTTCGAGTGTTGATACTGACAGAAATACAATTCGCAGGGCAAATGATTTTAAAAGCGGAAGCGGTCCAACTCTTGCAGTTTCAAGGGATTCCACATCCACCACAACAACTTATACAGGACAAGCATATGCCTTAAGAAACTTTACAAAAACCTATAAATTAACAGTTGATGAATCACCGGAAATTCATGGTGGTTCAAATTTTCCAAAAGGAAAAAGACTTGATTATACCCATACAGAGATCAAAACTAGATCAGCATTTGATAGATCAGGATTAAAGCTAAGGATTACAGCCTCTAGTATTGATTCTAAATCTGAGTGCAACGATGTAATTGATCCAAATGCAAAGTCGCGCCTTGATGGTGCGCTTGTGGATACATCAGACGCTGGTGCAGGTTTAAAGTCTTCCGTTGGTTATAAGGGTGGTAAGTCTTCTATATTTGCCCCATTTAGTTTATTTAGCTCCTCGGTTAGCCCTTCTTATTTATCTGGCTTTAGAAGTAACACGCAACTTACCAACTTTCATGAGGATTCATATGGTGATGATAACGAGACGCCGATTCAAGGTCCGTTCACAAATGCCCATGTGGGAGGGTGGAAATACAGACACCAGGATATCAACACTGATGCCTCAGACACCACACTCACGCGCCCAGAGGCATGGGAACTTGAAGCAGAAAATAAAAGAATAACCATATCCTCAAGAACTTTTAATAGCGCCCTACCCCGCGCCACAATGCTTCGCGATGCATACGCAAAACGTCCATTAAACATCGCCAACCTTAAATGGGGAACTGGTTCTCAAGTTGCGGGCAACTATCAACATGATTATCAGATTGTACAAACTTCTGGTAGAAAAATTAACAATAGGTACTTTGTAAAGTCTGAAGGTTTCGTCCCTGATGTTAATTTTGTGACAGCTTCCTCAACTTACATTTCAGGCGTCATTGATTTCGCTCTGCCTCGATATGATCTGACGGGAAGTAACAAGTTTATTTTTGTGGAACGGTTTTCTGCACCTGGTGGACCTGAAGTGACTCGCGGCAACTTGGACACTAATTCCGAAGAATTTGGAATTTATAATGAACTGAATTATCGCAACTTAACTGTCAGAAATGCATTACAAAGTTGGCAAACAGATCATTGTGGACAATTTGGGATTCTGTCAGTTTCAGGAACAGTTGAAGGTTATAGGCAACCACGTTGGCAAGATTATGCTACATTGGCGAATTATCATAAGGTTAATAGAAATGGTAGAGAGCAATCTCTTTATAAATCAAATTATGATCGGGAAATCGAATGGATAAATTTAACCAATATAACACTTTCCAATTATAATAAAACGTTAACCAGAGCCACGATTGGTAATGCTTGGTCTGCTGCTGCTATGTCGAGCCAAAAATTACCTAAAAATGGGCATATTGGAATGGAAGTAGTATCAACTGATGGTTGGTGCTTTTTTGGCCTTTCAGCAACTTCAAGATCACCGACTGGGGCGAGCGCCGTCGAAGCGTCGGCAGACATGAAATATGCGATTTATTTGCGTGATATCGGAGGCGGTCCACCCGCCAATGCCATCTATGTTTATGAAAATGGCTCGTCTGTATATTTTGAAAACACAACATATGCAGCAGGTGATCGATTTAGAATTGTTAGAGACAAAAAGGTAATTTATTATCAATATTTATTAGGGACTAGTGTAAAATGGCAAACATTTTATACTTCTACGGTGTCATCAGAAGAAGATTTATATCCTTCTTATGCCGTTTTCAGGGACGGCTTTGAAATTAAAAACGCTCGCATTTCCAATCCACGTTATGACAATTGGTTTGTTCAACATCCAATTCCACAAAGTGACTTGCAATATGCATGGATAAATGATTCATATGATGCCACAAAAGATCAACCTCTGGGTTATACTGGTGGTTCACACGATAATGATGGATTAGTTCCATATACTGTTCCGTCTGGGACGACTTCAATGACTGCATCGGCAGTTCAGTTTTCATCTGCAAGCAATTGGGGCTTCGATGGAATTACAAATGGAGCAAGTTATCCCGTTAATTATGTAAATATGCTTCCGATGTTGCCCACATCACTGAAATCCCCATCTGCATACAAGTATGGTCTTTTTGGGAATATAGGTTCAAAGTCTCGTGTAAGAGCTGGGTGGTATGATCTAAAAAATGCCACTTTAACGGAGAACGGCACTAAACTCACCAAGACATCAGCCGATGGTTGGGACGGCGCAGCAGCAGGGACACAAGAACTAAATGGTAATGGATATCTAGAATTTGTCGCTGATCAAACCGACGCATATGTTTTTGTTGGGTTGAATGAAAACCCTCCTTTTCAGTTTGAAGGCGGATCTCCAAGTTATAACGCCTTTAACGATATAGAATATGCACTTGAGTTAGCGCCGAGTTCTCTTGTACAAGTTTGGGAAAATAGTACAGCCGCAGTTTTTATTACAACAATTAGTTATCAAGTTGGGTGGAAATTTAGAATAACTCGCCAATATAACAATATCTTTTACCAACATGACAATGGCACGGACTCTTGGACGACTTTTTATAAGAGTTCTAAGCCAATTATCACAAAATTGATGCCGGATGTCTCTATCTATAACGAAGATGCCACAATATCGGGCATAGTAGTTAATGTTGATCGTGACAACAACATAGTTTATCCAGGATTTTGCTTTTTTACAGGCTCTGACTTGGCAGCATCTGGTGCAATTAATACACATTTCAACAACCTTAACGGTCCTTACGGTTATCCATCTTGGAAACAAATTCGAACTGGTGAAACTCCAGTTGCGCGGTATCATAAGAATAATAACATTCTTTCAATTTTAAAATCTAGCTCAACTGGTCGAACAGATCAATATAGAAATTTTGTCCAACCACCCGTAGAGTTCAAATATCGCCCACTCAACACCGTCCATTCGGCACCACCGGGTGGAACAGTGTCTCAACCGATCACACTAAGACATACTTACGGTAACAATAAATGCTTCTTTTCTGAAGGTCCGACCAATGATGGAACTTCCGATAGCGGGTCGATTGCCAATTGGTTGCTCCAGTCCGACACAAACGGTTCAATAGAAGTTTATGATCGGATCGTTGCAGACGCTTCTCTCGACGCGGATTTGTCATCGGTGGAATATCGAGAAATCATTTATCCTCGCTCAACTAACACTGGCTTGGCACAAACTCGCGGAAGAACAAGTTACGCGGAAGTTGCGAATGGAACGTTAAATGCTGATGGAACATTTTCTGCGTCCTTATCAAATGGAACAAACGGCATTGATCGTGGACCAATTGAGAGAAGAACGTTTTGGAGAAACCAAGCAAAGTATAGGAATAGGCAAGCGGGCGCATCACCGGGACGTTATAAACCATCTAAGACCTATTATGCAATTACGGGGACTCTTCCAAACTCGCAGGGATATTCTGATGGTTTTGCCACGAGCATTTATGGTATGGGCAAGACTCCAATGGTCGCTGAATATTCTACCTATGACACTGTTAGCCAAAGATTTGATGGAATGGGAACCAGTGGCTCTCTACCTCCATCTTCCTTTGGTGATATGGGCGAGTTAAATTCTGCCAATTATTGGACTTTGGTCGGTTTAGCTGGGACAGGTCTTTCCAGCAGCCTCGCCAGTTCTGGGCTTCCTTATTTAACTGCTAATTATCCTACAGCTTCAGCTTATTATTACCATTTTCCAAAATTGAGAACCGGATTCCTCACGGTTCCAACATACATACAAGCAGGCGGCGGGAACTACGCGACGAATCAAGGTTTTGCTAATCGACCATTAGAATGGCGCACAGAAGAACTTTCAGGCAAAAAACCGTTTTTCGATTCTTATGAAGAGTATGCAGAAGATATTCGAGGTCTTGGAAAAAGCTTGACAGTTATTCCAGAGTTTAAGATCTCTGAACATATGCCATATTATTTAAAGAATAATTTCCGAAGTCAGAATGATAAGGTTTTATCTTTACCTGGTGGTGATATAACATCTAGTGCAAATGCGGAAGGCGGATTGAAAGTTCAGTCTGGTGCTGGCTGGACTATCTTTACTGATGAGCGTGTTTTTGATGAAAAATTCTTTAATGATTATTCTAATTCCGATTTCCAAAAATATTTTGGAGAATTTGAAGGCTCATATCCTGATGAAAAATCTGAAATAACTTTGCGCTGTAATGGGGTTAAAAAGCTACTCCCTTATGACGGTTTTTATCCACAACAACGAAGTTTACAGTTGGCTTCTTTGCTTTCTCAATCAATTGCTCCATATATAAACGGAATCGGATGGAGAAGCGGCTCGTATACATCGGCTGGTTCTACCCACTCGGGTGCGCTTGCGGTCCAATCACTGCTTCAGCCATATTATGCACCGGGTATTATGTATAATACTATCAAGTCAGGACTTTCAGTGGATTGGGCAGCATTTACCGGGTCAACCATTGATCTAACACTTGCTAGTAACTTTTCTGACACTGGCATACTTAGTGGGACTGCAAACTATAGAATCCCCTTTGAATCAATTTTAGATCCCCTTGGTAACGTAGGTCTTCCTCCCAGTCAGTCAGTTGGAGACTCTAAGTTGTTTTTGTTAAACCCATCTTATCAAAGAGGGAACAACACGATGGATGATTCGTTATACTCGCAAGTCACGAGCCCGCGCACTCCTTGGGTATCCATTGACGGTCCGATTCGCGCCGATGCCATGGCAGATCGTAATTATAAATCATATAAAGCATCGGTCAATAATTTTTTTGCTGAAATTCCGAATTTTTTCTTAGCGAATAATAAATTATCTACAATTTATTCTGATCACCAATCTGATGTTGGTCCCAAAATAATTCCTGGTGAAACTTATTATATAGATATCTCTCTTTCAAAAACGCCTGAATTGGTCATGCTCAAAGAAGACGAAAGGGTGTTTCCCTTGACTGGTGGTGTACCATTTTTTGATGGAAGGTTGTTTGGTCCCCCCACAATTGCGGGGGATCTTAATGTCTGGGGGAAAACGTCTCTCTCTAATGGCTCCAGCTATCCGAAAGCTTCAGCCCCCGCTTATGCCCCATATACTCCTCCATATTTTTATGGAGAATCACGAATGACACTTAAGTTTGTGGCAACTACCAATAACAGTAATGAAAATTTTTCTTGGTCCACCTTTTTTAACGAATCTACTGCAAGTTTTATTAATGACGGGATGGACCAGATGTTTGAGGATATCACTGGTTCGTCTTATAATAGTTCAAACCCAGCACCAGCTAAAATTAGCGCTATGAACCTTTCTTCTTCGATTAATTGGAGAGGTATTTCTAAAGAACGCAAGACAGATCAAACTAAAGCCGGAAACGTTGATACGGTTGGTGAAATCGTGGCAGACAAAGATCGATGGGTTATCAGTCCTTTTATGGAAACCCCAGTCCTTGATTTTAGTGCCAATAGTTATCCAGCAGCTACTGGTCCTCGTGGAATGTGGTCGGGCTATGGAGAAATCCCACTTTCCGCCAAGGGCATTGTTTTAAGCATTAAACCATCTTTATCAAATCTGCCCCCTTATGGCACAGGCACAGACCTGACAACTTTGATGTTCGACGGAAATTCCGATAAACGAGAACAAAAACTCGGTCAAGTTAATCAATTCGGTAAAGACATTTCAGAAGCTATTGTCGCAATTCCATATCTCACTCGCCCAGCGGCGGATCGCGAAGCATTTACAACAGAAAACACTTTTCTTGATGATCGTTATTTTTTTTCATTGAAATCTTACCCCAATTATTTAGAAGCGACAGAGGTTTATGATCTCATAAAAGAAAGTTTGGAAGCCAGTGATGGACATTTGGCAGCCACTGAAGACACCGCAACTAATCAGTTTTTCAGTATATTCAATGAAAAATATCTTGGAACTCGACAAAGAGCAATCCCAAAATCAGAATCTAGCGTTGCTCAAATGATTGAAAAAATGGGCAATTATGTCATACCGCCAGAATTAGACTTTAACACCTATAATAGTGGAAATGATCGTATTGAACCTTTTGTGATGTATATGTTTGAATTTAAACATCATCTTGACCAACAAGATTTAGCTGATATTTGGCAAGGATTGATGCCCAAAATTTCAACTGATGCCAAACTAGACTCGACTGCGATTTCCCACAAAAGATATCCAATTATTGAATTTTTTGGAGACAGGGAGATACCAGAGGACATACGTTGGATGGTATTTAAGGTAAAGAAAAAGGCAAACAAAGATTATTACAAATTGACTGCTGACGTAACAGATGACGAAAAATTCAGTAAAGACTTTTTTACAACTAAAAATGGCGAAATACCTTATAGTTATAATTGGCCATATGACTATTTTTCATTAGTTGAATTGGCAAATTTAGAAGTGGGAACCAAATTTAAGAAATGAAATTCTTTAACAAAAAAGAGCAAGTAATTGATATTCAATTAACTCAATACGGAAAACGCCTTCTTTCAAAGGGTCGCTTCAAGCCGTATTATTATGCTTTTTTTGATGATGGGATTTTATATGACTCTCAATATGGTGGCACCGAAGAAAATCAAAACGATTCACAAGCACGAATTATAAAAGAAACACCTTCGATACAAGCTCAATATAATTTTGGTGGAGTGGAATCCACGATTAAACGAGCAAACCAACTCATTCGTTCAACACCAGAAGAAAAATCAGAACAACCAGGAGTTCTTGACACGCTTGACCAAGGACAGTATTTTCAACAATCAGAAGACAAGTTATATTCTTTGAATTATATGCTCGGAACTTCAACTTTGGCAAATAATTTAACACCAGTATGGAGTGTGGACTTTTTGAATGGACAAATTTCTGGTTCAGTTATAATGCAAAACACTTCCAGTTGTACAAACCAAATTATAAATATTCCCGAAATCACTCCACTCCCGATCACCTATAAGACAAAGATAAACAATGTTTCGGCAGCAGAACTTTCAAATTATGAGCCCGGAGCAAGAGAACTCGATGGAGTTTATGGAACAGATCCTGCTCAAGTTATAAATGTATTCGAGGTTAATTCTGCGCTCTTACTACAAGTGCAGGAGAAAAATTCCAACTTTCATAATGAGAATTTCGACATAGAAGTGTATGAAATTAAAGAGGAAGTTCAGCCCGGAGTGTCTTTGTGCGATGATGTAACCAAGAGAGAAGTTCTTATTCCTCTTTATTTTACGAAAAAAGAATCAATGATCGAAAATGGAATAATAAAAGATGCGCCACCACCTTCCTATCAAAATCAGAATTTGAGCTTAGATCCTAGTTATGTGGAGTATTACATGAACATCGAAGTGGACAATGAAATTAATCCAAATATTTTGTGTGACAAAACGAATGATTATGGAGAGGGAATATTCTCACAAAGAGTTTTGAATTGTGATGTTTCCCAAAAACAACAAAAACCAAGTGTTAAAAATTTGTTTGGAACAGATGCGACCTTAGAAGATGTTGAGGGGTGTGACTAACAATGGCACTCCCAAGTAATGAGGAATTTTTCGGTTCGGTCCTTCCGTCTCCATCAATATCGAAAATAACACTTCAATTATCCGGCAATCCTCCTCGCCGATTAAATCCGCACATTGATCCACCAGGAGAAACATCCACGCTCGGAGTAACAGAAGGTTCAGAAAGAACCTCAAATCCATCCAACTTGAACGTCCTTTTGAATGTGACAATAAAAGAGTTGGCAAGAAATTTGCAGAATTCGTGGTTGAGCACACTAAACAATCTTCAAAGTACACAAGGAAATTCCGCCCCACCTTTGGATTTAGCAGAGTATGTCAAAATTAAAGTTTTGCAAAACACTGACACAGGACTAACTGAACAGATTTTAAACTCTATTTCCACGTCCACCGATCCGTTAGATGGTTTGCTGGACGGTTGGGGCAATATTGCACAAACACAATATGACGGCAAATTGGATTTGAAAGAAAAATCTTTGTCAGATATAGTTGGGGATCCTACCAAGTCGTCAGTTTCGGTTGCAAATCAACCAGCTTTTTTCAATATTCCTTATTCTTTAAGCTTTGCACTAACGAAAAAAAACCCACCCTATTTGTGTTATTTTTGCTGGGCAGAATTAGATTTGGTCGAACTTGCCGAACGTTTTAATTTTGATGCCCAGTCACTTGGAATCTCGGCTATCCGTTCAAAAATAAAACATCAGGTTGTGATAAGGGGCGGAAATACGGTTAAGTTCGTTGACGTTTATAAAACTCCATCTGGAAAAATTTGGGAAGGCGATATTCGTGACGAAGAAAACAATGTAGCCTGGGCAGGCGAATGGACTTCTCCAACGGCAAGACAACGACTCCATCCAATGTGGTGGGGAGAATGGACAAAATCAAACGGAAGCCGATTTCAGAGCACTTCACCAGCTGGATATCGCCAAATGCCAGATGGAACATTTATGACTGATGGCGTTCATCGTGCTCAATCAGAACCAATTGAGAAAGTCTTGGTTACGCGAGAAAGAGTCTCCGATATTAAAATTCAAGATTTTCGAACTTCTGAAAAGATTGATAAATTAAGTTTAGACTTTTCAATTTTGGAAAATAAGTTGAAAAAAGATTTGCCTTTAGCTGCCAAAATGCGGACTGCCAATGTTAGTTTGGAATCCCCGGTAAAATACTTTTCCGATATTTCCTTAACCAGAGATATGTCTAATAATTGTAGATTTCTTTTCTCTGTAGATATTGCTTCAATTATGCAAAATAATTCAATGTTTGGCAATTTGTTTGTCAAGCCAACGACGAAAAGCGAATGTGTCACCAATACTAAAATTCTTTCCATGAAATTGCACAGAGTAAGAGTTAAGGGATCTCCTGAAGCCGGTTCGTCAGTGCTTCGGGGACCATCAGGTAAGCCAAAGAAGTTTTCTGAACCATCAGATCTTCACGGAACAGTTTTAACGGTCCAAGGTCAAAACTCGCCAGTAAACAATTATACAACCGATGGTGACGATTTAATCTTGGAAGCAAGCTATAACAATGTGGGAGATCTTGTGTCGATATCTCGGGATGGTCAAGGCTCCGTAATTCAAGAAGAAATTGGAATAAACCCAACAGCAGGTCAAGAATATATCAAATTCTTTTCTGGAACTGATATGTCGGTCAAACATAAAACGGATGGATACTATCAGTATAGACTTGTTTTGGAACTTGAAGACGGAGCTGTTCAATACCTTGTGGACAGGATCAATCAATTAAACGAAGCAAAATTAAAGCTAACAGAATATTATTCGCAGGCATCAAAGCTTGGATCTTCACAAATTAAGACAGCTCGTACCAACCCCCACATTCAGCAAGCATATTCGCAACCAGCAAACGTTCAGAAGCCAGGATTTTTTGATCCTGCGACAAATCGGTTCACTGAAGAGTTTCGGGGGTTTGCCACCACACAAAGGCATGGTCCCATAATCGACGGCACACAAACCTTTACGCCCTCTTGGTATGCCGACTTACCACTCGATCCCCCTTGGAAAACTGTCGCACAAACTTATGTAAACATTATTTTTAAACTTGGTGATTATGAGAACGCCAATTACACTGAAGAAACAAATTTGATAGACTCCCTCACTAACTATATGTCACCCGAAACAGGCAACATTGAAGGAATTTTAAAAGTTTTTCAATTGATTGACACTTTGCAGAATATCTTGAGCAAAGAAATCGGAGCATCCACCTCTGCACCTGATGGTTTGTCCTCTAAACCTACAAATCAAAATCAAAACAAAAGATTAACCCTTTCTGGCAAGACGGTGATGACATCTCCTTTAGAATCGAAGGATTCTACAATACCAGTAACAAGGGTGGATTATACATTCGGCAATGTCTTTAATTCTAATTTGCCCAAAAATGTTGGCATCCAAGTCTTTCCATTGGGAAATCTCCAAACACTACCCAGCAGTGGTTTCCGAAAAATAAGAAAATCAGAATTTGAAACTTATGTTTACAATGAAAAGGCAAAAATCTTTAATATTCAACCGAATACAACCATGGTGTTGAACTTTAAGGTTGGCAACACAATGCAAACTTATGGTGTAACAGCTGTAGACTATACCTATTTTACACCATCAATTCTAAAAACGGAACAGCAAACTATCAATCTTAATAGTGATGCCGCGAATCCAACTGAGCAGGCTTTTGGAGCAACGCAGGTTATTGATAGTTTTGGGGTGAGCCCAGAAACTCGTAAAAAAAGCATTGAGCTTGCCGCACTTCTTACAGATTATGTGGCTGATAATTATGACTTAATTGTGGTTCCGAAAGTTGAGCCGTTACCAGACACTAGTTTTCAGGTAGGGCTGATCAGTCATATTCCACCCAATCGGGCGGATAGCTACGATGCTTCCCGATCTGAAGCCTCTCTTAACGAAAAGCAAGCATATGGAACATTCGTAAAGTTTTTAAACGCATTTAAGGGAAAGATAAAGACAGACATCAGCCTATATGATCCCTCAAATCCTAATGGTTATATAAACCAAGCAGATAACAGCGTGTCTGAAGTACAGAAGTTGCCGAATCAAACGAAAGCTCTGTTTCAGTATTATACTGATTTTCAACCCGGTGCCCAACTCAGTCCAGGCGGCGAGGCGATTTTCGCAGACAACATTACTAAAATTTTTACAAACGGTGCATTTCGCGGCGACGAAAACACAAAAAGTGCGATGAGATATTTATTTGAAACAATATTTATTCTAGAATATTTCAAAGGCTATGATTCAGACTCAGAAGGTAAACCTATTTTAGTAGAAAAGTGGGAACCGTTAAATCGAAACAACATTGGCAGCACAAGAACTGACCGCCGTCTTTGCAGATTAAGAAGATACGAGAATGAAAAGTATGGTATAACAGTTGATAGAAGCTCTCAGCTCCCTTTGTATGAAGAATATTTTATTATGGAGCTTTAGGAATAAACATGGTAGATTTTAGAAGACAATTTTCATCGGCAATACATCCAGAAATTAAAAAATTATCTGTGATAAATCCAACTATCCAAACCGATATTAACGATTTTCGTTCGCAAACTTCACGAGGAGCAAACAATGTTCAATCTTATGCACCTCAGAATTTAGACCTTATTCGATGGAAGTTGGGAAGATATTGGACTAACCAGGGTGATTGGAGTTATACACTTGATGAGTGGGGAAATATCGGTAATGCCCCCAACACTATTTGGAAATTTATAACATCCTCGACCGAACCATGTGGAACTCCCAACGCACCTTGCGCACAAGGCGAGAAAAAAGAATTAATAAAGGTAGAGAGAAACACAAGATATGGACTTATAGACTCTAATAATCCTCCAAATGGTGATGCTGCTTGGCTATGGGTTGTCGATTCAGATCAGAACACATATTATTCCCCTGAACAAGTATCACAAGGAGCGCCAAGTTTCGGAGGTCAACAGGGAGTCTCTGTTTTCGGAAACCCATCTGTCGGCGTTCGAGGAAAAGTTTTTTATGATCATGTGTGTGAATTAGAAATTCCACACAAGAAAAAAACTATTGATAATGTTGAATTTGGTTCAGTGAGAGTCGCATATGAGGAGATTAAATCCTTTTATAATTTCTATGTTGGGTCATATGAATGTATTATCGATGAACCAGCAGTTGATGAAAGAGTGTTGCCCAACCTATATGCCTTCTTGTTGGTTCAACAGAGTGCCGACAATGTTATAATCAAAAACGATCCGTCCTCGATTGACACCGTGTTCGAGCAAAACGTGACGCTTAATAAAAGAATCTCCGGAAGCTTATTTGCCACAGACGCAAATGGCGTTGCTCTTACACAAACAACCTTGGCAGACATGCAAAATAAGGGCAAATCTTTGGGCAAAGCCTCAAGTGAGGGGCAGTATTTCGATAAATATGCCAACAACTACCATGGATTTGGAAATAACACTTCCGACCAAGCCTACACGAAAAAGCTTACAAACTTGGTCGTTCCCATGTCTGACTTAAACTTGTATAAAGATTTTAATGAAAAGAAGTTTAACTTCCCGATGGCAGTTGACGTTTCTTTTTCCACCGATGTAAATACACAATTTGCGACAGCCCTAAAAGACTCT